CAGCGCCAGCAGCGCGTGCTGCACGAAGACGGTCGCCTTCGTGGTGCCCTTGACCATCTTGTCCACGCGGCAGAGCATCATGAAGCAGCCGACCAGCGCGAGGACTGTAGCAACGATGTGTCCCGTCATGGCTTCACCCCGCGCACCGCTTGCCAGCGTTCAAAGGCCCACACGCCAATCGTTCCCCACTTGTCGGGGATGGCAGGGATGGCGACGGCGATGGGGAACAGCAGCGCCGTGTGGCTGAACGGGACGTAGTCGGCTGCCACCTGCGAGATCGGCACCGTCGCCACCATCGTCACGAGGAAGGTAAAAAGCGAGTAGGCCCACACCGGCAGCTTCGATTCCGGCGCCCGGGTGAACAGCCCGTAGAGCAGGCCGGCGAACCAGCCCATCAGGATCAAGGCGTAGGCGCTGACGTACTGGGCGAACTGAGGACCCACAGCGGCGCCAGCGACGGCAACGGCGACCGCCCAGGGGGTCAGGTCAATGTCTGGCGGTGGAGCGGCCACGGAGCCTCCGAGCATTGCAGTTCCTTCATGAGTTCGCGCCCGGCCTCGGCCTCGCGCTTAAGTTGGTCTTCGTCCACCGGCCCCGGCATGTCAGCCTGGCGCGGCACCTCGACGTGCACCGGCTTGAGCTTGGCGAAGCGCGCGTCACGCCACTCGCGCCGGCTCATGCCCTGCATGTCTATTCGGCGCGGCACTGCGTCACCTCGTCGGCCCGCGTGTCGCCGGCAGGACTCACCCACACGCACCAGGCCGTAGATCCGCTGCGGACGCCGTAGGCCCAGCAGGCGCATTGAGTGGGAGCGCCGTTGGTCTGGAGCGGCACACGCTTGGACAGAGTCACGCCCAGCGCCTTGGTGACTGGGTCGAACTTGCGCACCGGCCGCGTCGTGCCTGTGACGCCCTTCTCCGAGACGACGAACCGCGGCGGCTCAGGCTCAGAGCGGGAGACTTGATCCGCCCGGGCCGTGTCGCAAATCGACTTGATGGCGGTGTCCGAGCACGGCAGCGGCATGTTGGCGACGTACACCCGCGCCATGTAGGCCTGCGCCGTCTCGCCCTTCACCTCGGGCACGGTCACCAGCACCTTGTCGCGGCGCAGCACCTGCCAGGTGGCGATCCAGCGGAACCCGTCGTCGCTCAGGTAGTACCAATGCGCCCAGCGGTGGCCGGCGTCTGCATCGCCATGCTGCCCAGCTGTGAACTGAGCCGTGACGTTGCCGGCCGTCGGGAACTTCGGAACCGTCTGCGCGTGCGCGCTCAGGCTCAGGAACAGCAGCAGGATGAAGGCGCGCATCAGCATGTCCCGATGATCTTGATGAAAGTGTCCGCGGTGTTGCTCAGCGTGCGGCTCGGGATCGCGGCGACCTCGACCAGCACCGTGTCATTGCGCGCCAGCCGGCGAATGCGGAAGCGCACGGTCGGGCGCAGGGCATAGGCCACGCGAACCTCGACCTGCACGCCGTTCACCGACAGAAAGACGTCGTACTCGTCGGCCGCCGCGCCGCTGGTGTAGACCATCGAGACGATCACCTCGACCTCGCGCATGTCGGTCGGGCAGGTGAAGACGCCTGTGCCGGCGTTGTACGCTGCCGCCGCGATGGCCGTGGCCAGGTCGCAGGTGATGAGCGTGGTCGGCTTGAGCGCCGCCTTCGTACCCGTCATCGCGGTATTCGACGTGTTCGCGTTGAGCACCATCAGGCTCGGATAGTTCACCAGGCGCGCGGCGCTCAGGGCCTGGAAGAAGTCGATTGACAGATCACCAAACGCATCCGGCCCGATGTGCACGCGCGCCTCGGAGCCGGCAGCGCACACGGTGTTGACCGTGTTGCCGTAGAACCGGCAGCTGGCGTCGACGAAAATGCCCTGCTTGGCCGAACCGCCCTCGATGATGTTGCCGACCCGGCCGCTCGACACGTAGCCGTTGCAGCCGACCATCGACAGCATCTTGCTCGAGCTGTCCTGGATCGGCGTCGCACCGGCCGAAGCCGTCTCGAAGAAGTAGCCAGACTCGAGCCCGACGCCGCTCAAGTAGAACTTTCCGTAGCTGTTGACATAGCCGGCGGTGTTCGTGATCTGGATCCGCGTCTGCATCAGCGGAGCGGTGCCGCTGAAGTTCGCGATCACGCCGCCGTTGAAGTACACCACGCCGCCGCAGTTGACGAAGCTGATCTCGGTCTGAGCTTCCCATGCAGCCTTGCGCGGATCACCGCCAGGCAGCGAGAACTTATAGGAGTAGCCGAGATGCCCGACGAAGCTCACGATGGTGTTCTGGCCGTAGAACTTGCCGACCGTGATGCACCAGATCGTCTTGCCGTTGACGATGACGTTCTCGCTGTCGCCGAGCGAGCCCGATGCGGCGACGCCTTCCCACGCCGGATCGCCAAACGTCCACGCGCACTTCGCGCGCCAGATCTCGGGGCCGAAGAACTGGTTGTGCCGCGACCTGACGTAGACCACGGTGTCGTAGTTCGTCGCGTAGTCCATGTCCACCGTCAGGCCGTAGACCGTGCTGTGGCCTTCGAACTTGACCATATACGTGCGCGGCGTGCTCACGTCGAGCGGGATCAGCACGCCGCCTGCAAAGCGCAGTCGAGCTCGGATGCCGACGTCGATCGCCGACACCTTGTAGCGACCGGTCGGGAACACCACCTCGATGTCGCCACCGCTCAGTTCCGGCGCGATCGACGCACGCTCGGCGAAGTCGAGTGCCAGCTGAATGGCCGCGGTGTCGTCCACCACGCCGTCACCCACAGCGCCGAAGTCGCGCACGCTGATGCGCTCGGCGTTGACGCTGTGCTGCGTGCGGCCAATGGCACCGGTAGCAACGAGACGGACGCCAATCTTGGCGTCACCCTTGAGCGCATCGGCTGACTCGGCCAGATCCGCGGCCAGATCGAGCGCGGTGCCGCTGGCAGGGGACAGCAGCGAAGGCTGACCGGATCCGTCGAAGCCGAGGTAGTAGCCGGCCCGGCTGGCAGCCGCAGGCAGCTGGTTGACCGTCTCGCCGTTCGGGACACGCAGGGTGGACGGTGCCGCCTTGCCACCGGTGAGGATGTCCTGCATGGCCATCCACAGCCGATCGAAATCAAGATTGACCGCGTCGGCCAACAGGTCGCCGTTGTCCTGGTAGTCCGTCTCGCGCAGCAGCGCGGTATTGCGGTACATCGTGATGATGACCCCGCTGGCCGGCGCGACGGCGAACGTCACGCTGCCGGCGCTCAGCCCGATGCCGCTGACCGTGTAAGCGCTGCTCGGGTAAGTCGTGGTGACGCCGCCAGTTGTGCCCTGCACGACCAGGTCGTCAGCATCGAGCAGCGTCCACGCATAGGGGAACACCGTCGTGACGCCATTGGCGAGCGCGCTGGTGATAGGGGTTTCTGCAGCAACAGACATCGACGCCTCGCGTTTCGGGAACGCGGGCGCGGTGCGCTAGGAGATCACGTCGTGGACGCCCGCAGAGTGGCGCCAATGCTGGGGCTCACGTTCCGTAGAAATCTTTACCCTTCGGCCGATCCGCTCAGGCGCTTCCGACACCGCGCCGGCCGTGGCGTCCAGGTAGTCGTCTGGCTGATCCTGCACCATCGGGTTCCAGTCGCGCATCTGCTGCGGCAGGGGGCCGTCCATCACGGAGACGTGCGCCCACAGCATCTCATTGGCCAGCAGCAGCGGTTCCATGGACTCCAGAATGCGCTTGTTCTTGTTGCCCGTCTCGTTCAGTTCCTTCACGCCGCACACGAGGCCGCGCTGCTTGAGCGCAGCCTTCAGCGTGGCCGGAGCGAACTTGCCGATGCCGTTGGTTTCGACGGTGATCTTCGGAAGGTGGAACTGCTCGACCAGTTCGCACAGTTGCCACACCTGGCCGCCTGTGATGGTCCGGCCGTCCTCGGAGAACTCGGCCACGTCGCCGACCAGTGGCATGATCCGGTGCAGGTAGCGCCGGCCGCCTTCGTCCTGCAGGCACAGCGAAACCGCCGACACGTCGCTGTTGAGCTTGCCGCTGGCCGGATCCCACCGGCAAGTCGCCGATGCGATCTGCGTGCCGCCCAGGGTCATGATCGTCTCGCCGTTGGCTGTCCGCAGCACCGGCTCGACGTCGTATGGCGTGATGCGGTCGGGGTCCAGGCGCGTGTTCGTGACCGGCTTCGAGTGCAATTGATACTGAGAATCCCACTCGTTGATCGTGCGCGTCTGCCGGCGGCGCTTCAGCATCTCGGCAGGGTTGAACCGCTCCGGCCAGGCGCTGCCGGCGTAGAAGTCGACCAGCGCGCCGGGCGCCTTCTTGAAGACGATCACGCGCCCGGTCTGTTCGTAGTCCTTGCCAGCCTTGAGCAGGTGCGCGTGCTCACCGATGCCGGTGAACACCATCTCGGGCGCGAAGGGTACGGTATAGCGGCGCTCGGTGGCCGCCTCGATGCGGTGCTCGTGATCGAACATGCGGATGGTCAGGCAGTCGGCGCCGAGGCGCTGCTGCTCGTCATAGAGACTGTCATGGGTGTGCGGCGTGCCGATGAACAGCTTCCGCCCGCCAGGCACCAGGATGTGCGTCTGCTCGCCGAGCCTGTAGCGCAGCTTCTCCCGGCCCTCGGGCGTCTGGATGTTGCGCGGCACCTCCACGTCGTCGTTCTGGCACTCGTCGGCGCGTGCGCTGGTGACGTTCGAAAGAATGCCCTTTGCGTACATGGACGCATTGCGCGCATCGATCGCCCCCTTCACCCACCACTGCTCGACCTCGCCCTCGCGCAGCATGTCCTTGGTGAGCGGATGCGCCAGCAGCACCGCCTTGGTGTCGCGGCTGGTCTTGTAGGCGGTCGGGTCCGATTCGGACTGGTGCAGGATCCGGTGCGTTGGGTCGCGGTAGAAACTCCACGCGTTGTACACCGCCAGAATGGTCGACTTCCCGAAGCCGCGGAAGCAGCGCAACACCGCCAGGTCGCCGCGCGTCTCCAGCCACGACACCGCGCGCCAATGGATGTCGGGCACCGTCCATCGCTGGCGCTTCGACCAGATTAGGAAAAACTCGGGGAACGATGCCTTATCGTTCGCGCTTGGTGCCGACGCGTTCAAGGATTCCCCTCACTTCGGCCCGCGCCTTCTTGACCATGTTCGACGTCGCCGCCTGCTGCTCTGCCTCGTCGTCGCCGAAACCCTCGCGCCGGCGCAGGATCAGGAACTGCTCGATGCGCACAGCCACGCCCAGGGACTTGGCCGCCATGCCGGTCAGGAAGCCGCGGTCGCCGCGGTCTTCCTTGGTGTCGAGCCCGCGCTCATCGGAGGCATCCATCTCGCCGATCGCGTGCTCGAGCGCGATGCCCTGGATGCGTTCGAGTTCGGCTTCGTAGTCCTTCGGGTCGGCCATGTCAGTCCCCAGTGATGCGCGACAGATCCGGCGCGCGGTCCGGCGTGAGTTCGGCAGGATCCCACCAGTAGGACTGGCCCCAGTCCTTCTGCGCGCGCTGCTTCATCCGTGCCAAGTATCCAGGATTGAGCGCTTCCTGAGCCTGATAAACGAAGGAATGCTCCCACACCCCGCGCGCCCACCATAAGGACTGGCCGGGCAGCTGCGAGTTGACCCAGCGCAGCGTCTCGGCTGCCGCCTTGGTGTCCTTACCCTTGGCCGCTTCCCATGCGTTCGTCACGATCAGGTCGCCGGCCAGGCCAGCCGCCGCGCCGGCAGCCGGCCCAAGCACAGTGCCGACCGTCTGCTCGACGGTGCTACTTCGCTGCTCGGTCGGATCCTTGAATATCAGGTCGCCCACGTAGCCCATGCCACCGCCCTGCGTGAGCGAGCGCAGCCAGAACTTTCCCTCGGTCATGTCGTAGGGGTCTTTTCCCTGCACCAGCGCTTTGTTCTGCAGCACGATGGCGCCAAGCATCATGCCGGTGACGTTCAGCGCAGCCAGCCC